TAGCAAAGGTATCTGCTGTGCCAATGCAACGCCAGACAATAGCCTTTACTGCTGATCTTTGTTTGGTTACATTCATGAAGGCCACTCAATATTGTTAGGTTTAGTTATGAAGTCCCAAATTTTAGATGCCCATTTCTTTACGTTTTTGCGTAGCCGATATAGCATGAATGTCTGCCCCCAAATCTACTTGCTCAATCTTGTATCCTACATCACGACCATAAACTATGTTAGTGATATTAGGTAATCTTAATACCAATGCGCCATCCATAAATTCATCCTTAGCAATATATTCCTTTACTTGATCAAACTTAAGTGGATCTTTATCACTTGTATTGTAGGTATTGCGGACTCCAAGAAGTACTTGATCTGTTCTTTTACCCGCCTCTTTATAAAGAGCATGGTGTCCTTCATGCCAAGGTTGATATCTTCCAAGCATAAGAGTTGTTGGTGCAGACCAATCATGCAAGCCAAAATTTTTTATAATTTGCGAAGACTTTTCCTCTGGGTCTAGATTATGGTTATTGTAGATTACATCAAAGTTAATAGGTTCTTCAAACATCTTATTTGTATCTTCAAAACGGCTTTCATTAATTGTGTTCATGTAAACAAGAATATCTGGCTTACCAAATGCTGCACGAGTTATATTTGTTGGACAAACAAAGTCTACAATAACTGGAGCAACGCCTTGCTTAGATATGAGACGTGCCATTTCTCCCATGCGTCGTGCCTGCTCTATGCGATCTTCTGGAGTAAATCCAAGATCAGAGTTAACCGTAGCACGTACTTCATCTGCATTAAGATGAATAGCATTAATACGTTCTTTTAATGCTTTTGCAAGTTCTGTTTTCCCAGAACCAGGTAGTCCAATTATTTGAATTATCATTTTTACTCCATTGTTAAAGACTGCCAAGTTTCTGACCAGCCTTGTTTTGTTTTGTGATTATTAAACTCTCTAGAAACATCCCCACCCTCTAAGTATACCCCACCCCAGACGCCCCACTCTTTACCTGATATACCTACGGCAAAACAAGTTTTTGCTACTGGGCAGGACATGCACATAGAGTCTACAATTGGCCTACTCTGTGGATCATCTTCATATTTATCAAAATATGTATTTGTTTCAAGACCTAAACACAAAGCGTCATCTTTCCATAAATGCTGCTTCATGTTTACTCCCTGTACTTATTTGGAATATCCCAACCATTACGACCAGGTGAATAAATTTTGTGAAGATACCATTTATTTTTTACTCTAATGCCTACGGCAGAAGTCTTTGCTGTGTCAGATTCTTTTAAATCAATTACATCCCAGCCCTGCCAAATTAAATTGTTATTTTTTGAAACAATTTTTTCCATTGTATTTAAACTTCTTATTAACATAAATACCTCCTAGTATTTAAATATACCAACTTCTATGTTTTTTAATTGTGCCTCTGAAACCAACTTAGATGTTTTCTCATTTGGCTTACTTAAAAAAGCAAAATAATTTAATTGATTTAAATTTTCTTGCATCCAAAGAGGAGCAACCTTATAAAACTTTATTTTTTTACCTCTTGCCTTCATTCCTTTTTCTGAAACATTAGAAAACTCTGAAACAAAAGAATTAACTTTAGCAGGACCAGCAGAATAAATTATAAACTCTGTGTCATCTTTAGTCATATTTGACATAGCAACACCCATGGATCTAATAAAGACTCCATAGTCGTTAAACTCATTTGTTCCCTGTACTGCCACTATCATCTCTTTTTCCATCCCTTAAACTGTCTAATATAAATAGCATCTTATCTAGATCTACTTTTGGTAAACTTTCTATGTCTACTGGCTTTGCGGTACTCTTTTGTACTTTACCGTCAACAGCATCTGCAACATAAAATATATTGTTAGATACCCAGTATGCCTGATCACCTAGAACAATAACTTTAATAATACCTTTTTGTTTGTGTTTTGTCAACTGTGAAAAGTTATTTTCATTGTTAGACAATGGAATTGAAAAAAAATATTTTAAAAGTTTATGAACATCGCTTTGACGATGTATCATTTTTGAAGTATTCTTTTTCTTATTCTTTACTACACTCTTAATGATATAACAAAAAAGAGTTAATGTCAAGCCTATAATTATTAACTCTTGCATTTTTATATTTTCTTATTTTTTATCTACAGGCTTGTTTGTTGCTTTAACTATTGGCAACTCATCAAGATTGCTAATCCTATTTAACTTTATTTGCATTTGCAATAAATTAAATTCAAGATCAGAACTTTTTTGTTTATAAAAAATTACTAATTGTTTTACTTCTTCTAAAGTTAAACCCTCCACTTTTACCCCTTTCTTAAACTAAATGGACTATCGAACCAAACCTTTTCTACTTGCTTTTTTTCTCTTTCTACAATTGCACGACTCCAACTGAACCCTGCATCGCCACCCCAAGCATCCCACATAATTCTTCCGTTAGAGGGAAACTCTGGACCAGAGTAGAAACCTTTTCCCTTTTTATCTACTTCGTGACGGGAGAAAAAAGAATACATTCTTTTAACAGTACTAAGAGACATAGCAGATCCATTTACAATATCTGTTGCTCTACCCCAACCTACTGGAGTTCCTGCGCCAGTAGCCTTACCATCTGCTTTCCATTTTAAGGCACGACGAGCAGCAGCCTTCATACCTGAAGTAGGACTGTATGTATCAGCCATTTTTCTTGTTTCTTTTTTCTTGTTTTGCAACACGTTTTTCTTTTAATGTCATCTTTGGTTCTTTTTTTGTATTAGCATTACCTTTTTGTTCTTTGTTAGCCATTGCTTATTACCCCTTTGTGTTTTGTTTTATATGGACCTAAGTCCGCTTTAACGCTACCGTCTTTTCTTAAACGAACAATTCTGCCGTCTTTAATTTGCATGGAATTAAACCCATGATCTTTGTAGTAAGAACCAGACGAATGTTTAGCCATTATTTTATGATATCTCTTGCATCAAACAAACTGCCATTCCAAATATCTTTAGTGATTTCTTTTTCTGATTTATAAGTACCACCACGACGCTTATATTCTTGCACTACCCAAGAATTTGCAACAGCAGATGGATAAACATCAAATTTATCTTTTGCTGCCTGCACAACCCTTGCATATAATTTAGGGTTTGATGGTGCTGATCCACCCCTACGTGGTTTAATAAAATCTTCATACTTTGGCTTTGCTTTTGCCATTTCATTTTCCATTTCTTCTAGTTTACTAACTGGAACGCAATTAGGAACCATGCGCCCACCTTTATCTTTCATTCCTCTTTGTTCGTATCCAACCCAACATGCTTTTTGCATATTGTCCCATTTATCATCATCTTCGTTATCTGAATAATAAGACTTTCCCATTTGAACAGCATACATATTTTCTAAATCTGATTGTCGTGGCATTGATGGAATACCAGTTTCATTTGATCCCATTTCTACAACCATGTCAACTGAAACAGATAATGATTCAATCTTCATAACTTCTGACATTCGATGATAGAAAACATATGCCTGTTCTTTCCATGCGCCATCTTCTTCTTTGTAAGCACGAACAATAACTGGTTTGTCATCTTCAGCATATTCCATTGAGTATTCAGAGCCAGGAAGACCTAGTAAACCAGCATTAGTCATAACATATTCAATACGACCAGCCATAATTCCATCATCCTTATGAACGAACATAACAAAATCACCCTCTGCTACCATTGATTTTAACATTGGCACATCTCTATCTTCGTTTAATGACATAAAACCTCCCAGTCTATATATAGATTATATCAGTCTTTGCGCTTAAGAAGCCTCATTAATTCAAAAAGATTCCATCTATCCTGCTTTGACAAACCTTCAACCGCTAGGCGATCAAAGGACTTTGCACATAATGTTATTTCTGGGTCATCATTTAACAGGTTTACATTGACAAACCCCATCTCCCACAATCGCATTACTCCTGAATTTACATCTGTGATATGCTCATGATAAAGGTCTGGCATTATGTCTTTAATTTTAGGGGTAAAAGAATATAAAAATTCACCAGTTTCATCATCAATACCCGCAGCCTCTAGGCCACCATCAAGGATAAGTTTTTCAATCATGTCATCTTCTTTACTCATTTTTTATAAACTCCATTAACGACTCTCTTGATTGCAATCCTGTAATTCTATTACTTTCTCTACCGTCATCAAACAAAATAAAAGTAGGAACAGCACTAATTTTAAAATTTTGAACCATTTCTTTTTCTATTTCAGCATCAATTATTTGAAACATTTTAGGAGCATATTCTCTATTTAATTCTTCAACAATTGGCCTTACCTTTTTACATGGCTGACACCAGTCTGCTGTAAAGTAAAGGATTGTTTTCATTTCCCAGACTTTGCTCTAGCCTTTTTTAATACTTCAAAGTCTTTAATTTTTGTTTCACCAAGATAACCCCACGCATAGCCATCACTAATCATTTTATCATTTAATGATTCTGTATTGCCGTTTACATATATCCAGCCAAGGATACGACCATACTTTTCTGACGAATTCATTTTTTCAGTTTTAATTACAACAGACTTTGCATCTTTAAGGTATTTTTTTAAATATTCTTTAGACTCAAGGCCTAAAGCCTTTTCAGCCTTATCTGTTGTACGTGATTCTGGCGTATCAATTCCAGCCAAACGAACACGGGAAGCAAACAAGATATCAAACCCTAAATCAATAACTACGTCAATGGTATCTCCATCAACAACATTCTTTACTTCTTTTACAAAATACTCATACATTATATTGCCCCAATCGCTTTATTTTCTATTAACTTTTCACGTTCATCAATAACCTCTAGTATAAAAGACATCATTCTTTTATATGATTCTGGATTATTCATTATTTTGTCATAATGATGACTACAAAACGTCAATTCTCCAGAGGCGCCTTTTACTTTAACTAATGCTTGTGCTAGGCATTTGTCACAACGATCTTTTGCATTTAAAATCCATTGTTTTGGCTTTATACTTGGATGATCTTTAATGGCGTTGTTCATAGTTCTATTATACATCTAATTACTTCTTTCTTTTGTCGGTTGAATAAAATCCGTTACCCCGAAAAATTGCAGCGGGTGCATTCCATACTTTTTGCATAGACTCATTACAACATATTGGATACTTGTCATCACCAATTGATTTTTCAAACTCAACCTGTGAAGAACAGGTAGAGCATTTATAGTCATATCTTGGCATTGATTCTCCTATAGTTATATCTAAGTATATCAAAAAATGAGCAGTTTTTCAACTTGCTCAGGTTGTTTTTTTTATTTTATTTTAATTGTTTTAGGTTTTTTATCTTCAGGAATGACACGAACAATATTAATTGTTAGCAAACCATCTTTTAGTTCAGCGCTAGAAACTTCCATATATTCACCAAGAGCAAAAGATCGTACAAACTTACGACCAGCAATCCCCTTGTGAACAACCTCGGCATCTGTAACCTCTACAATTTCTCCCTTAATTACAAGGTTTCCATTGTCTACTGACACGTCAATATCTTCTTTTGTAAATCCTGCAATAGCAAGAGATAATCTATATGTATCTTCATCTAATTTAAGAAGATCATATGGAGGATATGATTGTGAGTTTATTTTATGTGCTGTATTTAAACGGCCTAACTCTCTGTTAAAGCCAATAAAAAAAGGATCATTGAATAGATCCATTGCAAACTGTGTTACCATTTTATTCCCCTTTCAAGCGAATAAGTTAAT